CACCGCCCCCTAAAGCCAACGGGGGGGGTGTTTACATTTTCACTCCGAGAGTATATAATGAACATACACACACATAATAGATCTATGATTACAGGAAAACAACTTAAAGCATTCTCGTTCATTCCGAAATCCTATCTCTCCGAAGCAATTCTTTCCTCAATTATCCAAATTGTCGGAGTCTACGAGGACGAATTGGAGAATTTTCCGTGGGAAACTCATTTTGAACGGGAATGTTTGTCTGTCCTTGATTCGATTCTTCTTCAGATTTCAACCACACTTCGTGAAAGGCTCAGTAAGTTTTCAGAAGATTCACTCAATCCCCGTCTCTGTAATGAACGGGAATTGCTCATTCTTCTAAAACGTCGTTACCCAAATCCAGGTGACCTAAATTCGGCTCTATCTGAAATGTTTGGAAAACAGAGGAAGTACGATCCCGATCAACTTAGGGAGCTTTATCAATCGATCACAACAATCGACCCAGCGATCGAAATGAAGAGGTATTACGTCAACCAGGTCTATAAATATATCCCCAAAGCATATCACCTATATGTCCTCAGCTTCTTGTTCCCGTATGTTATCGACGACGGTACTTACTCCTTAACCAAAGAAGAAAGAGAAAATTTCCCCTTCCTTGACGGGTTTGTTGTCGACCCTGAAGCTTTCCCTGCTTCACTTGAGGATTATTTAGTTTCTTTCTTTGGGGGTGGGTATAATCCCCGATGGAAATCTGTAAGTCGATTAACTATCGAGGAAACAGAGAGAAGAGTCTCTAAGCTGATGGGTTAACACCCCCCCCCCCCCTTCAACTTTCTTCCTCAAGCTGGGGGGAGAAAAATCTTCCCCCCCCTCAACTTTAGCTTGAGGGGAGAAAAATACAACCAAGAGTATGGACAAATACAACCTCACGAAAAAATCTTCGTCAGAGTTACGAAAAATATACTTTAAAGCTCAAGGAACTGAGAAAGCCAAAATAATCTTAGAGATACTCAATGATCGAACAAAACCAACTCGGCTTTAACTGTATTAGTGACCAACTTCTACAGAAAATTTTCGGTAATGTCTCAAGAGCGAAAGTTGATGACATTCAACTCGAAGATATTCGACAAAGGCTTCGGAAGTTTAACATCGAAACACCAATCCAAAATGTCGTTGACTTTGATGTCCCCGAACTCCCGCTCCCAGATCTCCAGGGACAAAACTTAAAGGACCATTTTGAAAAAATTTCAACCGATCAAATCGGACACTTCCTCAAATCGATCGATAGACTTGTCAACTTCTTCCCCCCTCCCCCTCCCAAAGATTTTCTCCTTCAACCTGGATGGACAATGTATTCAAATCAAGGGGGTATACGAAAAGTTGAAATGCCGCTTGGTGATTGTATTGTCTATGATACGGAGACTTTTGTTCGAGGTGGGAATTTCCCAATTATCGGAACAGCTGTTGATGAACACGGCTATTATCTGTGGCTAGCCGAAGAATTGCTCGACGAATCGCTGCCCAGGGAAAAGTGGGACCAATACCACCTCATCCCAATCGGACGGGACCGAGTGATTGTTGCTTATAATGCTTCGTTCGATAGAATTCGTTCTCGTGAGCCATATGACTTTCAATCGGAGCCTGATAATTTTTGGCTCGATGTTTTGTCAATGCACATTGCTTGTAACGGACTTGCTTCGTCTCAGCGGTATTGGTATGTTAAGATGAAAACAGGGGGGGAACAAGTTAAGTACTACCCGAAATGGGCAGAAAAGGGTTCGACAAATTCTCTGGTCACAACATACAATTTCCATGTCTATGAGCCAAAGTCTTGGTTCGATCCCGATGCTTATCAAATGAAGTCCGAGGAAAAAGATATACGGAATCTTTTCGTCAAGTCAGAAACTCTTGCTCCGATTCGGAAATGTCTAAGAGAATTGCTCCATTATGCTGTAAATGACGTTTATCGGACTCTTGAACTCTTTCAAGTTCTGTGGCCGAAGTATCGGAGGGCAACCCCGTCAAATGTTTCGATTGCTGGTCACTATTATCTCAATGGTTCTCAAATCCCAATCTCAAAAAAGTGGGAAGCTTGGATCCAGGGGTGTAATAAAATCTACCAAGAAATGCAGACCGAAGTTCACGAGATTTGCTTTGGGCTTGCTAAAACGATCTACGAGAAATGGAGATCACTTTTGGACTCCGATCTTTCGGATTTACCAGACTACCCCCCCTTTGAAACCCACGAACATTTTCTAAAATGGATTGACGGAAAGCCAGAAGCTCTTCAGAAATTGTTCATCAGTCGAAAAGGGGATTGGAAGCATCCACTCATTCCTGGAACTTCGTCAAAGAAATTTTCCCATAGGGATCGGGTCTTGCTTGCTTTTGCTGAAGGCTGGAGACCGAAATCCGCAGATGCTTTTACAAAAAGCGATCCGTGGATTTCACAGTTCAATTGGAATTTCCCCATTTCTGGGAAAGATGCTTTCGTCCCCGATTGGTGGAAAAAATGTCAACGTCTAACTACGAAGAATATTATGACCCACCTGCTCTTGAACTTAGAGTGGAACAATCGACCGCTCTTTTATTCGAGGACAAATGGGTGGGGGACATGGATCGAGGACGGAAAGTTTGAAAAAGTACCACACCCAGACGGTGGAAATGCTAATGTCGGGGGGGTTCTAGGGAAAAATTTCGTAGAAGCAATGGAACATGGGGTTCTCTCGTCCAAGAATTCAGCATCGAAACGGGTAATGGAGATCGCTTATTCGGTTAGTTATTGGACCTCAGTGCAATCCAGAGTCCAGGAAATTATCTACAAAGAAATTCCTGGAGAAAATCATAATTTGTTCGTACCAGACATAATTTGTCATGGAACCTTGACTCGTCGCTGTAGTGGATCTTTGCTCCCCACCTTGACTTCGACAAAGAGGAAGAAAATTGCAACCGAGCTAAAGTCCCGAATTGAAGCCCCCCGTGGATATAAAATGCTGTACCTCGATTTCGATGCTCAGGAAATGGCTATTGCTGCTCTCTATGCTGATAAGTGGGAGGGGGGGATTGTGGGAGCTTCAGCTTTTGGTCATACGGCTTTCAACGGGGATAAAGCTTCTGGTACCGATGCTCATACGAAACTAGCATCCTCAATCTTCTATGAGCCGAGGGGGATCCGTTTTGAGAATGGGGATTGGACAATTGAGGAATAAGGTATTATAGAGAATGATAGTTTCTAAGGAGGTGTACAATGATCAAGGACAAAAGAAATTCTGGTAAGAAAGGACTAAAATTTGTTGCTCCAGTTGTGGGAGAGCCACAACCTAAAAAACGGAGTGACCCCCCTCCCCCTAAAACAGGGGGGTAGACACTCTGCTCTGGAGTATGTTATAATATAGGGTATGAGACGTAAATGTACCGAATCCGAAAATAGGTGGATTGCTTCGATCAGAAGCAACATTATAAAGCCTGCAAATTTCTCAATTATCTATGGCTGCGGAGTCAAAGGACTTTCAGAGACTATTCAGGCTGGGGGGATCGAGGACTCCTACCAGATAGCAAAGAAACTTCTCTCTGCAACTCGTGGATTAAGAGACGAGAATGGGATTTATTCGGGTGGAGTTTTCAGTGGCTTCTTTAACTACGGTGAGGAAATTGCCGATAGAATGGAGGTACCAACATTACCAACGCTTGGGACCCAGATCAGCGAAGCACTCCGTCCGAATAACGTTCATGGAGATTTCAAAAATTGCCGACTAAATTTTACAGTTCAAGCTTCAGGGGCCGAAATGCTATCCGTAATGCTGGTTTCAGTAAAATGGCTCTCAGGAGTATTTCGGATTCCGATGAACTTCGTCGTGTCGATCCATGACGAACTTTGCTTCATGTGTAAAGAAGAATACGCTCTTGAGGGAGCAATGATTCTCCAGCTAGCCCATCTCTATACATGGTCCCTCTTCTTTTATCAAGTCGGTATTAACGATCTTCCGTTAAGTCGAATTTTTGCTTCTGAAATTGCAATCGATCAGAGATTTCGTAAATCACCGACAGAATCAACAATTACAATCTCCCAAACTGAGAGTGAAGAGGACGGGGAGGCTTATTCCTTTCAAGAACTCGTTCACCTTGGGGCACTTCAAAAATTACATGCTAAATAAACTTTTGATCGTTTCTGGTGCCGATCGAGTCGGGAAATCAACATTCTGTAAGAGTTTTCGGAATGCCGAAGTCTGTCATTTTGGGATTCCTTCAAGCTCCGATTCCCATGTCTTTGGGATGTACCTCCGAAAACTAAAGGACTCAAAGAGTAATCTTATCTTCGACCGATCCTGGGTCTGTGGCTATATTCTTGAGGATTTCCGTCGTCATTCTACAAACCATATTCTTGAGCTAACCGAACTCGAAATCCAAATTCACGACCTTGGTTGGGATGTTTTTCATATCGGGATTCTTCGACCGTGGTATTGGTCCGCTCCAAAGCACCTCGAAGAGATCCGAGAACTTTATCCCGATGTTGCTCCATGGAGACAACGTGACCTCTTAACCGAAAGGAGATTGGAGCACCAATTCTACCAGGGGCAGTTACAAGAATATTATACGAATGTTTCCTTATTCCCCTCTATCGTAGTCACAACGGATCAGCAAATTAACCGAGCAAGACAAAATATTCAGAGGTGGTTAGATATTGACCCCCCTCCCTCTTAAAAATATGACTCATTCAATTTTCACTCTTGATTCTAGCGGACAACCTTCGGTCTTCTCCCATCCACACTTTGACAATTGCTACAAGGAATACCTCCGTCGATGTCTCCATGACGGGGAAAATTTCCCATCACAAAAGGGAATGACGAAACGTCTTGTCTACGGGAACTTCACTGTTGACTGTAGAGAACAATTTCCTTTAACAACTTTACGGAAGATCGATTTTCAAAAAGTTCTCGATGAGTTCCAATTTAATATCGGGTTCAGCGGGAACATTGCAGATCTTGGAACTGCAAAGAATTTCTGGTCCCATCTCGCTGATAAAAATGGGGAACTCGGAGCAGCTTGCTATAACCGACAGTGGAGGAGGTGGCCAGCATATTTAGCAAATTCCCAAGTCCCGAACGAAAAACTTTCTCTTCACGGTGAATGGGACCAATTTGAAGACATCCGAGCACGACTCCTAAAAAATCCATACGATCGGGCACTGGTTATAGTTACCATGAATCCAGCAGTTTATGACAACCCGTGCCCCCCCTGTCACATTGCAATGGTTTTTAGCTCAGACGGAAAATTTCTTGATGTTCAAGTTCCGAGTCGGTCAAATGATTTAATTATCGGCTGGCCCATAGACATAGCCCGTTACGCTCTGATTCTCCATAAGTTTTCAAACGAAGCCAGACTTACCCCCAGATTTATCCACGTACCCCATTCAAATGCCCATATCTACGAATTCGATTACGACACAGCGGTCGAGTTGATTCGTCGATCACCTACTCCACGACCAGAACTCAGGGGGAATAATCAGATCGGAAATTATTTTCCGAATCCTGCACTCAGAGGTAAAAATTTTTAAACCCACTTAGGTAATATAATCTTGAACGAACTTTACCCCCCGATACTAGTTATGCCGATCTCCAAAGACACGAGTGTGATTAAGAACTCAAAAGTTTATACATTAACCTCCCCCCATTCCAATCTCGAAGTCACAGTTCGGGAAATGACGGGGAAAGATATGATCTATCTTGAAAAAATGATTTCTAAGAAAGGTGCTGGAAGAATGGAATGCACGTTCCGACTCTTAGAAATGTTAAGTTGTGAACCGAACCCCATTACATATGTCGAACTTGAAAGTCTCTCAACTAGGGAGATCATTGAACTAACAAAACAGCTTAATGAGTATACTGGAATGGGGGACGAAAATGACTATTCAAGCGATTCAGCTTGAGAACTTTGACTATCGGGTTTTCTATGAGCCTCTGAACCTAGAACTCCGAATTCGGGAACTCACTCCGAGGGATTTTTACATTTCGGACGAATTTGAACGTGGAACTTTCGAGTATTACTTCCATCTTCTCGAAAAATGCTGTAATCAGCCAATTGGGGATCTCCCATACCTCCATCTCCGATCGATTCTTCACTGGTTCATCAAGACTCTTTATGTGGATTTTGATCTCGACTCGTGGTATAAAAGTGCATACGCTCTTCTTCGGGGGAGATGGGGGGGAGATCTTGACTGGCTCGAAAAACAACCGCTCTCAAAAATTCAGAAAATGTTGGAAATCTTAAATCAATATGGAGATAGGTTCTTATAGTGGAAATTCAAATCTCGTCTCAAACAACCTTAGCCAAACTCGCTTTTGACTATTACGGCTCATCTCTTCTCTACCGTCGAATTCTTGACGAAAATCCAGAACTTATTAGCTATATCTATGAGAGTTTACCAATCGGGAAGACGATTCGTATTCCCCCTCAATCTACAGCTGCTAAAATTGAAACCCCAGGGACTTTCCCTTGGGCAACTCTTGAAAGCCAACAAGCTAGAGAGTCGGACTATCCGAGCTTAGAGAATCTTACCGTTTCAAACGGTGAGTTCATTGAGGATAGTCAAGAAATTCTTCGTGAACCGACACGCTCTAATATTCCAATTGCAATCCCATTCAGTTTCGTATAGGGTTACCACCATCGCTACCATCTCTCTATCAAATCAGGCTCCAGGAACTCGTGTTACGACTCGAACCGCTGGAACCCTTACTGCAGACATTGCAACTTTCAGCACTGCTTATATTCTGGTTGAAACTCCAGAAGACACGAGTGTTCTGACTTTTCCGTATAATACCCCCGTTCAAGTCATTAGTCTCAATGACTACGTGAACTTAATCGGTGGTGTAGTTCCAACAAGTGGCCCCCCTCTCATTTGTTATAATTCAATCAAAGCTCTTTTCCGAAATTCTGGAAGTGCTCTAGTCTATGTGGTCCGAGTTGGTGGAACTGCGGATGTTCAAAGAATGAGTTTCCCTGTTGTCAGCGGAAATCCAGCAGTCGGTCTCGATGTGATAAACGGGGAGACTTTAACTACCGTTACTCCAGTTGCTGGAGAAACTTTCTACTATCGTTTTTATATCAATGACCTGGGGGTGGGGGAATACAACTCAAGTGGAGTTTATCTCGGAGTTCCCATCACTCTTCCCGTAAATTTCACAACTGGTTCTTCGGTTGACCACAGTTCAGCAAACAACGCTCTTTTAAGTAAATTAATTCGTGATCAAGTTATCTCGTACATCCAGCAAGATTCTTCGATTTACTCTGTAACCTACATCCGATCTTTTTCAACAGTCGTTGACGACGAACTCGGTCACTCAATTGAACTAGCCCCTCGGATCTCTGGTCAACCGTTGATTATCTCGTTTTCCTCATCAATCCCCAGTGAAAACGCTCTGTTCTACAATCCAACGGGACCTGACGTTCTTGAGGAATTAACACCAACGAACTCCACAGTTGTAGCAGACTATATTCAAACAGTTCAAACTGCTTTCCGTTCTGAATATGACCAAGGATATCTTGCAGCCCCTGCGGCTTTTGCTCAATTTGAGAAAATTGATCGAGAAGCTCTTGGAATTGCTATGGAGAATCTATGTTCTGACCCCGATTATAGCTGGCTTGCAGTTATCGACCCAGGAAATTCGGATATCAACGAGGTAGAATTCTCTGTCCAAACTGTTGATTTTTCTCCTTCAATTCCACAACCTTTGGGTACCTACATTCGGAGTCAAAACTCTATTTACCAATTACTCGATGACTACGATGTGGTCCCAAGCTATGTGAACGACGGAGGAAACGTCCGCCGAGTCGAGATTGTATCAAAGGGTTCAACACTAGCACCGAATGGGGTTTACTCTCAAGTTCCGATCGTCGGTGTAACAAGTGGAACAGGGTCTAAGGCTACGGTCAAGATTGTTGGTGGAAAACCAGTTCGAGTAGATATTGGTGGACAGATCAAGATTACTGCTTCGATTACTTCTTCCGATTTTGTTGCTGGGGAAAATTATGTTAACGGATCTTACTCCAATGTTCCCCTAATCGGGGGTTCTGGGATCGGTCTTTTGGCTGACTTAACCGTTGCTGGTGGAGTTGTAACTGCTGTTTCGATTGTTGTCAGTCAATTTATTAACCAAAGTCCAGCGAATTCTGGTGCTGGATATCGAGTTGGTGATGTACTAACTGTCGACAATACAAATTTAGGTGGAGTTGGAAGTGGATTCTCTCTCACTCTGAAAGCTGCCGATTTTGCTGCGGCTCCAGCAGGAATAAATTATATTGATGCTGACACTGCAACTCTTGGAAATTTAACTGGTGGGTATGCAATTAGTACCGAGCTTCGTGTCTATACAAACAGTATTCTCCGAGATGCCGATACAACTGCAAACGGGGGATACGGAAATTCATCTCAGTTCATTCCTGCTAATCCTGGAAATCCGTTTCTTACAAACGGTCTTGAAATCAATAATCGAAGATACTCCCTCCCCCTTAGAGTCGATGTCCCGATTGGTACTTTCGGAGCAACCCCAGCTAATACCGTTTCGATCCCGACTACAAATCCCCTTACTCAAAACGGAAGAGCGGAACTTGAAGCCGCCCTGAGCGAACTCCTCCGAGCATATCCGACGATCTCTTTACGGGATGAACGCTCGATTCTCGAAGACTTGATCCGTCAGAATAAAGCTGTTCTTTACGATAGCGGAGTCGATACCCCCTCGAAACTCCGAGAAGACGGCTTACAATACCAAAGTCCATTTGGATACGTAGCTTATTACGGTCCGTATTTGATCGACACCGAGCAATACAAGGTCCCCCCCTCCTGTTTTGTGATTGGGATTGCACTCCGAAGAACTCAAGCTGAGGGATTTCAAGAGCCTCCAGCTGGGGCTAAATTCCCCGTTCAAGGTGCGCTTCGTCCTGAGTTTGAGATTACCCGACAACACCAACTCTCTCTGAATCCTTTGGGGATTAATGCTATCCGAGATCTTCCAGACAAAGGTGTGGTTGTTTGGGGAGCCAGAACTCGTTCTGACAATCCTCTTTTCAAATTCGTAAACACCCGTGTTGTTTTAAATGTGATCATTGGTACAGCAAGAAATGCATTCGATACTTTGATCTTTAACTCTATTGACGGTCGTGGATTACTTTTCGGTCGAATTCGTGAAACTCTTGAGGAATTTTTGTTCCGCTTATGGAGGGGGAATGCACTCTTCGGGGAAAATCCAAAAGATGCTTTTCGGGTTTTCTGTGATCGGAGAAATAATTCTGCAATTGATTTGGAGAACGGACGAGTCCGTGCTAATATCTATGTTGCAGTCGTTCCGACCTTAGAGCTAATAGAGATTGATATTGTCAGGGTTGCTATCGATCAAGTTCAAAATGTTGTCGAGTCTGAAGGGTTCTCATAATGTCAACTTTGAGAGGACTAAGCTATCCTCTCAGGTTCAATCAGACTGGTGATCTCGTGGTTTCTGAAGACCGTGATTTAATCCTGAGCCATATTCTACATATTCTCGAAACGGTTCCGACTGAGAGAGTTATGGACTGTAGCTTCGGTCTCCCCCCCCAACTCTTCAATGCTCTTGTTCCGTCGATTGTTGATTCAAACATTCGTAACTCAATCCTCCAAGAGATTGGGAACGAAGTTTCTTCACTTCGGCTTAGAACAGTCAACGTGACCGACGGTGGACTTTATCGACTACAGATTGATTACGAGATTGATCGAATTCCACAACCACCAATCTTTTTTGAACTTCAGGGAGGATAAATGGATAAAAGATTATTCAAAGAGTGGGCACCATACACTCAGAATCCGTGGGACCCGATAAAATCACCGTATCGTGCTCTTTATCCTCAAGATGAGCTTCTGATTGAAAAGGGGGGAGTCTATGGACTTACAGTTTATAAAGCTCTTCTGTCCGATTCAGCGGTCCAATCAGCTTTCTGTAAATTTGCACAAGAGGTTACAAGTCGGCCACATCTTTTTATCCCAGCCGAAGTAGACAACGAAGAAGAAGCGGAGATCGTTGAAAAGCTACAGAGAAATGTTGAAGCAATCAACTTTGACTCGATCATTCGTGGACTCTTAGAATTCTATATCATCGGAACGTCTGTCGGAGAAGTAATTTATTCCCAGAAAAATTCCGAGATTTTCCTCGATGTCAAAATTCGGGATCCAAGACGGTTTGTCTGGGTAGCAAATGAAAACGATGAACTTTCTTTGAGGATGTTAACCAAAGAAAATCTCTTTGACGGGGTCGAAATCCCTGAACGAAAGTTTATTGTCCCAAGATATTGGTCATCGTCAAACGGGGATCCATATGGATACGGACTTGCCCCTATTCTTTACCCGTTAGTCAAGTTTAAACGTCAAGCTCTTGAGAATAATCTAGTCTATTCAGATCGATATGCTACCCCCACCCTCATCATTAGTGCCCCCCAAAGTGCTACAAAGAGCGATATCGATGAACTCGAATGTTACTTGACAGAATATTCGTCTCAACGGGCTTTAATCCTCCCCCAGGGGTTTACTTACCAGTACGTGACCCCAAACGGATCTGTTGAAGTTTTCAAGGATCTAAACGAGAATCTAACAAGGGAAATTTCTGTGCTGATTACTGGGGAATACGAAGTCGGAAATGTCGAAGCGGGATCGAGATCGAGTTCTGAAGTTGCAAACCTGGTCCGAATCATTCGAGCAAAGGAGATCTCAGAACTCCTTTATGAGACTATAAACGGGACATTTGTCAGGTGGTTTGTCGATGCTAATTTCGGGGAGAGAAAAGTTTACCCACGGATCGAAAGGGATTTCTCAGATATTCAAGAGGATCCGACCCAACTCTCAATTCAGGATTTAGCAACTATCCAAGAGAAATTTTCCCTACAAATTGACAAGGACTGGATTCAGCAATCATATCGGTTCAAAGCAGAGGAGGGGGGGACAGAAGATGAAAACCTTTTTGAGCTTGAGGAGATAGTTGGAGGACTATGAAAACAATTGAGCAGATTTTTGTTGGAGGAAAACATACCGATGCTTTTAACCAAACTTACGAGTATGATGACGAGATTTTAAAGGAAATTGTCGAAAACTACGACACAAAGGAACATGAAGCCCCCGTAGCTTGGGGACATAGTGGAGAACCACGAGATTCTCTTCCAGCAGCAGGATGGATTAAAAGAATTTTACTCAAAGGTAAAAAACTATTAGCAGAAATCGATTGGTCACGTGCTGGTGAAAATGCCGTCCGAAACAAAGACTACAGAAAATTTTCTGCAGCTTTTTATCGACCAACAAGTCCACACAACCCCCGTCCTGGAAAATGGACATTACGTCATGTCGCTCTTCTTGGTGCAGAGCCACCAGCAGTGAAGGGGATGGATTTAATTTCATTTTCGAGCGGGGAGATTTTAGGAGTTGATTTTGTAGAAATGGGACACCAAGACAAACTTCGTTACAATCCCTTTGCCAGGGATTATGGTTTAAAGGGTGAAAACGAACTAAAATACGACGAGAAAAAATGCTTGTATTATTACACCGAGAATCGAAAACGGAATTATGTAATGGACTTCTTAGGGAGGGACGGGGTGAAAATGTCTTACGATAGTGATTCTGGGGGGTATCAGCCTGTTGACTACCACGACTACTATGTGTCGAAAGATGGTGGTCGCTATGCTTATCGGGATGGAGTGACATCCGAAGAAAAAATGATTGACCAATTTTTCGATAGTCAGAGGAACCCGTATTTTTACGACCCCGAAGCCTCACAATACTTTACGATCCAATCGAATCAAAGAGTGTACTTGGATCAGAATCTTGATGAAATTTACCCAGCATATTCTGAAGGCTCTGTAGAACCTAGCCAAATGACTCAATTTTCTCGGATGGACAATATCCTCCAAAAAATGGAATCCGAAAAACCCAGCAGTGAAGTTCTCTTAATGATCGAGAAACTTTCAGAACGGCTTCAACAGATGGAAGCAGAGAACGAGGAACTAAAATTAGCTGCAAAGATGGCTTCAAGGGAATTACGTCACAAGGAGCTAATGGATTTCTTAAACGGAATCTATTCAAGTGGAAAATTGACAGAGGGAATTATACCGAAGCAGCTTCTTGCTAGCTATATGGAGAATCTTGAGTCTGGAAACTTTGTTGAATTCTCAGAGAAAAACGAATCTCCAACTCACGTTATTCGGACTCTATTGTCAAAACTTCCGACAATCGTTAATTTCAAGGACACCCAAAAAGAATTTGGTGACGACTCTTTCTTTTCGGAATCGAATCTTCTAGATCCAGACAAACAAGCAAAAGAACTTGTTCGATCGGGAAAACAACCCAATTATGAATCGGCCATCAAGTATATTTTATATGGAGAAGTGAATTAGTTATGAGTGAACCTGTTTACGGGAAGCAATATGTACGCTTTGCTGAAACGTTAAAAGTAAACGGAAAAGAAGCTCTCCAATACCGTTTACTGCAGGATGTCGGAATTGCAGCTGGTGGTGCAGCCACTGGGGTTTATGCTACCACAATTAATGCTGCAGGTGGTGAGATTGCAGGTGTCAATCAATATTCAATTCCAGCAGTCAATGAAGTTGACAGTGTGACCCTCCCTGCAGAACCCCAATCCTCCCGTCTAGCTTCTGTTGCTAATAGCGGGTTACTATTAGTTCTTTCAGATCCGATTAATCCCCCAGATCTGGGGGGGCCAATCTTCGGTAAAACAAACGGTACCGTTGACGACGGAACTGTGGGAAGTCCCGTTACTTTTGCAGGGGGGGATATCACTGTTCGAGAAATCGTAAAAGCTGGTGGGTATACTTATGCTCTCTGTCACTTTGTCTAGGATTGATCAATGCTTAATATTCGTGATTCTTACGCTGGTGTAGATCCGATTCTCACCACGATTGCTCAGGGGTACACACTCCCTGAAACTAATATCGGAAACTTTGTCGCTCCAATTGTCAGCACCCCAACTCGTTCGGGCCGAATACTCCGCTTCGGAAAAGAGCAATTTGCAATTCAAGATTTCCGTCGTGCTTACGGTACGAATATTCCCTACGTCCAATCAAGATTCGATAGCGAAGCATACTCGATCGAACAAGAGATTGCAGCATGGGAATTACCAGAGGAGGTAATTGAGAATGCAGGTAACGGCCCTGCACAAATCGATCTCCGTACAATCGAAACTAAAAATACAATGTCAAGACTAATGAACTCCTACGAAAAAGTCGTAGCAGATGAAGTCTCGAACACCGCTATTTATGAACCTGGTCTAGCATTCAATACTTGGACGGCATTCAGTACTTTTGCTGCTTATGTCGGTCTAACAGGGACCGCTGCTTGGGGGGATACGGGTTCGAGACCTATTAAGGATACCCTATTGCTCAAACGTCAAGTTGCTAACCAAATCGGTGTTCGTCCGAACTCGATGGTTCTGGGGACAAATGCTTTTGACGTTTTGATGACGGACCCCGATATTGTCGACAGAATTCGATTCACCACGGCAGATTCCGTAGATGTTGACGTTCTAGCACGATATTTCGGTCTATCACGTGGAGTCCGAGTTGCAGAGGGTCGATACCTTGCAGACAATGGTAAATTACTGCCCGTTTTCCCTGAGAATGGTATTCTGCTGTTCTATTCCCCTGAAGAAGCGTCTTCTGGTGTAATGCCAGCTATGTCTGCTTCTATGAGTACCCCTGCTTTTGCTTACATCTACCAATTAACTGGAAGTCCATCAGTCCGCCCCGAATACTACATCAAAGAACGTCGTGTTGTTCGAGCAGAAATTACAGTTGAACGTAAACTCAATCTCGTTGGTCTCGGTGCAACTGGACTTGTCGGATCTGGGGTCTTCATTCGAGACATTCTCTCTTAGGGAGGAGAAATAAATGCCCTTGCTCCAACCAATTACCAAAGCTGCTTATGTTGTTCGTTGTAACGGATTTAGGTTTGAGTTCACTCAATTCTCTGGGATCAACGATACAGCATCAAGTAGTGAATATGCAAGTGGGACAGGAAATCGAATTCGTAAAGTCGTAGGACCACGAACGATTGATGACGTTACACTTACTGCACCCTATGATCCAGAGTTTGCAACTGAAGCCGAAATTTTCTGGCTTGAATACGAGTGTGAACCTTTAACAATTACCATCCAACCGACAACTTGTGGAAATAATCCCGTCGATCTCGGTGATCCCTATGTTCTCTACGGTTGTCGTCTCCAATCCCTAAAAACTGGGGAGGTCGATCGAGAATCAAGCGATGTTCAGAAGATCGAATTAACCTTTACTGTTGATTATTGGACCCGCTAAGCTTAGGTATATTCTAAGTAGAAGCTCTTTTAGTAGGGGGGTGTCCCCCCTTTTTTTTCATCGATGGCTAAGACAACTTTTGCTGATTCTGTTATTATCACATCTTCTTTTCTAAATGGTGCCCAGGAAATCTTCTTTGACGGTCAGAATGAAGACTGGCACTTCGCTCCGATCGATACCGACGATATCGATATTGGGAATTTCTCGGATAAGTTCGTAACCCTCGATACGGATCAAACAATTGGAGCCAAGAAGATTTTTCACAACGGGACTGGCCCCATCCCAAATGTTCCACCAGGTGAAGAGGATAAATTTCAATTTGCTCAACCAGTTGTTGGTGTTGATCCGACAGACCCAGTTCACCTTGCAACTCGTCAGTATGTCGACAACGCTGTGGGTGGTGTGTCTTTCCCGAACCTCGTTAATGTTGGCTCAGGCTCTGAAGTTTATAAGGAATTCGTCTCCAATGAAATTCGTCTCAGGACGGTTTCTTCAGGCTCATTTATCAATGTCCAAACTTCAGCAAATGAGATTGTGGTCAATCTTGATACCCTAAATCTTGACGATATTTCCGATGTCAACCTTACGTCTCCGAGTACCAATCAAGTCTTAATTAGAAACAGTAGCAACCAGTGGGTTAATTCGGATATCTCGGCTATTACTGCTACTTCTCTAGAACTCGATGACCTATCAGATGTGAATACTTCTGGGGCTTCAACTGGGGAGGTTTTGACACGACAAGGATCCAATTGGGTTAGCTCTCCGATTTCGTCGGTTGCTGGAACAAATTTAGCACTTAACGACCTCTCTGACGTTTCAGTCTCAGGAGCGACAGATTTTCAAATTTTGACAAAATCTGGTCCCAATTGGATTCCTTCAACACTTCAGAATATTGTTACGAATGTCACGTTTGTTCTCCAAGATCTTGACAACGTAAATAATCCAGGCTCAAATAGCGGAGTTTTTCTTTTCTGGGATTTTGGTGCTGGGCTTTGGAAACCATCGAATGCTCCATCGACGGGGGATATCCCACAATGGAACGGGACAACGTGGACTATGACTGGTTCTAGTTTAATTGGTGGAGTCACAGTTCGACAAGCTGGCTCAACAATTCTTTCTTCCAATACTCTGAACTTTATCGGTGCTACGGTCACGAATAATTCGGGGATAGCAAATATCACAATTGACTCTGCAGTTGGAAGTGTACAGCAAGGGGGGACCCCTGTTGTTACAAATGCAACTTCAATCAACTTTGTTTCAGGTGCTACAGTCACAAATAATTCTGGGACCGCAGACGTTGTCATTGACCCCAGTTGGAATTCCATAGTAGACAACCCATTTTCCAATACAACACTCCTTTCCCATCGAGATGCACTTCTCTGGAATGACATCACAGAGGAATTTGAACTCCTTCATACTTCAATTCCCCTGGGCGGGACTAGTGATAATATTACTGTCGATCCAGTTGCTGGGGTCGATTCAGAAAATTCTGGTCCCTATAAGACACTTGCTTGGGCACTTCGGAAAATCTACAGCATTAATTATTTACCGACCTTAGCTAACATTTCTTGGGAAATTCAGCTTCTAGGACCAGCTATAAACTCCGTAAATGGTGGAATTGGTTTAATGGGGGGAATTTTTCTCAATTCCCCTCCAGGGGCCTCTAAGATTAGCTTGATCGGGGAATCAGGGCTAACGTCAATCTCCTCAGTTATCGGAATTGAACTTGGAATTCAATCTACGACAGTCCGATTTGAGAACTTAATTCTCGATCCAGGAAGTGCACCCCCCCTGTTCTTCATTGAGAATTCCGTAGTTGAAATTATTGATTGTACTCTTATAAATTACCGAATGATTGTGAAGAACTCTGACGTTCGAGTTAGAAGTTGCTCATTCTCCCAGACCTTAAACAACTTAGGTCCACAAGATTATCGGGAAAATCCGTCGAGTCTTTTCTCACTCTTTGGCTCATCAACCCTCCAGTTCCTCGGTGTAAATTTCTTGACAAACACATGGGACGGGACATCCCAACCAGAAGACTTCAGTGCAGATCGTCAAGGGGCTTTTGTCTCCCTCTACGATTCTTCACAACTCTATGTTAATGGGACTTTGACAAAGAACCGATCTGGAAGTGCCTTTACCTACGGATTCACTGCAAGTCGTCGGAGCAGCATTATCTCTTCAACAGCTGGATCCGCACCTGATAATATCACTGGAGACTTTAACAACTACGACTCAACTGCGACCCTAGACGTTATCGCTGTTCCCTAACTATGACAAGATTCGCTGTTCTTCCGTCGATTCCCCTCGATCCACAAAATGAAGCTGATCTGGTAACTGCAGCAATTCAACGGGTATATTCAGCTTCAAATGGTCGACTTAATGATTTTAGTTCTGCTTCAGCACTTCGAGCAATTCTTGAGGGTCAAGTTTTTGCTCAAGGTGAACTGCTTAAGTATCTCAACTCCTTACCAGAAGCTTTTGTCATTGAGTGGTTAGCCACGGTTCTCGGAATTCAGAGGAAAATTGGCTCTCCGAGTACTGTCGGACTCCAAATTAATTTGACCCGCCCCCTCCCCACAACTTTTGTTCTTCCAAAAGGTTTTATCGTTCGGACATCTTTTGGGATCGGTACTGATGTCAGCTTCACGACGAATGAAGAATTGATAATTTTCCCTGGACAAATTTCGGGGGATATCGAAGCAACCAGTACTGAAATTGGCTCGGACCAAAATGTCCCAGCCGACACTGTTACCCAATTCGACGAAGCTCTCGCTTTTCTCCGCTCGGTTACAAACCCCTCCCCCTCAATCGGTGGAGAGGATGCAGAGAGTTTGACAGAAGTTCGACAAAGAGCTTATTCTCTGATGACCAGAAGACTTCCAGTGACTTCGGATGATTGGAGGGGATTCTTTCAAGATCTCCTCGGTCTTGATTTAGTTGTCAAGACAACAACAACGGGTACTCTGGATTTGAATTTCTGGTTCCTCGATTCAAACGGGGAGAAACTCTCTTCTTCGACTCTTCAAACGCTCCTTAAGAAAGCAGAAGCAAATGTCCAAACACCAGTTCAAGTTTATGTGGAAAATATCAATATCCAAGAGATTGATTTGAGAGCAGTTGTTCAAGCCACCCCGACAAATGCTTTGGCTCAACAAATTCGGGACTTTTTTGCTTCTGCTTTGATACCGAATCGGAATTTTTCCATTGACGATATTATCCAAGTCCAAGATATTTCGTCCCTTTTCTCCAGAAATTACGGGCTTATTAACCCAAATCTCGATGAGCTTGAGGCTTTTTCCGACCCACTTGGGACGGATCCAGAATTCGGGAAAAGATGGGTGAATACGGGTACTTATCTCGAAAACGAACTTATCGTCACCCAAGACAACGAATTCTACCGAGTCGAGGTCCCGTTCTCCCCCCAGGGTGGGTTAGTTCCGAATAACTACGATTCGTTAATTTTCCAACGGGCACGAGTTTATCAATCGGGGACTCTTTACCGAGCCGATGACATCATTGTTGACCCAGAAATCTTTGGAGCGTATTACGTGACCAACGATTTTCTTTCGGGGGCTTCCTTTCTTGAGGATATCACCACCCCAGGGAGTAAACTTCGTCCGCTTCGGATAAATGTACCAGATCTATCATCAAATCCAAAGTTGTGGTACGGGCGTGTCGTAACTGACGGCACTGTAGTCAAATTGTTCACCAACTCAAGCTTTACTCCAGAGAATTTCACCACAACTCAGAATCCTGGAGATTTTGCTGAAATCAACTCGATCAAAGCTCTCGTTCCCTGGACTTATACCCTCGGTCAAAACTTCCCACAAGGTTCAATAATTTTTCCTAATTTTCAGAACTTCACTTCCTTTGCTACAAGTTTTGACGAAGAAGTTCTTCAGCAATCAATTTTCGATGCTCAATTTCAATTCTATGTTGCAGCCCAATCAACGACGATCTCGGATACTTCGACCGTTTCAATTGCTCTCGGTCTCGGATATATTTCCCTTGTCCCGATCATTTTCACCTTTGAGAGGAATACATCGTATCAATTCGGAGATTACCTGACTGCGGGGGGGAAATATTATTACGTACTCAATGACTTTACTTCGGGGGGGAGTTTGGAGGGTGAGACGAATGTTGAACTCGTCAATATTTTTCAAACGAGAAATAATCGTCTTCTTTTAAATCGGTATGAGCCACGTTTCCTAAGGACCGAGTATGTAAGTTCAGGGAACCGAGTTTACCAAGCTCTTCAAAGTTTTACTCCAAAGGAAGAAACTATTGAGTCCTTGATTCGGACTTCAAAACTCGTTCCGACTCCGTATAATTTGACAGAAGAAAACGGAGCACTCGGACAAATCCTACCTCTCGGAGAGATTACGATTCAAAGACCTCAGGGGGTGGTTTCTTTGGATGTTGGCTTTGAGTCCAATGACGTGATTCTTCAAATAAAGTTCGTGAATGGGGATGTCCAGTCATTTTCGATTCTTAGTGGTGGTTCGTCATCTTATTCTATCGGACAACAGATTAAGAGCCAACTTTCAGTCACAATTGGCTCAGTGACCTATTTCTTTAACAAGCAATTCACTTTCTACGTTACATCGACAAATTCGGGACAAATTACTGGACTTTCTCCAGGACTCAATATTTTAGCTAGACTGATTCGTGAAGAGCATGTTCTCCCGACATTTTCTGAAACAGGATCTGGAGCCACAATCCGAGTCGAAGCAATTGAGCAACAAGATACAACGAAATACCTCGTAAGATTCCGTGAAATTGTTGATCACGGGGACGGCTATAAACTGGATAATTTTCTCTCAGCTTCTATCTACGGGGGGGTCCTCCCATTTGAAATTATAGAAATTCTACCGAATACTTTTCCGTTGGCTTCTCGACCTCTTCGGGAAATTCGGGTTAATCAGCCATTTCTAATCGGACTCGAAGAATATGTGTCAACCAAGGAATTCTCTCCAGCCCCTATCGGGCTTGAAATTTATAAGAACTTAAAAGAGTTGAGAAAAACAGGGACGATTTATGGGAAGAAACCCGATCATCTTCTACAACTCCAGAACTTTCAGCCAATTCCCCTAGAAATTAATCCGAGTACTCAATCGTATTTTGGTACTGGGATTCGTCCCGAAAGGGCTTTCGACACTTCGTCGTCTTCCATTTGGAGAAGTAATCTCAACGGATCTTCAAATCTTGAAACAAGTTTCGTTGCTATTGATTTCAGTCGACCAGTAGCCATTGACGGACTTGAAATTCGTCAATCAATCTCGGTAAATTCTAGGGGGGGCTTTAAACTTCAAGCAAGCAATTTCAACGAGGCTTGGTCTACAATTATCGACTCCTCTAATACCAATCAGATTCAAGCTTATCGATTTCGACCAGTGTATGCCCGTTATTGGAGAGTTGTGAATGCTAATATTGCACCCTCCCCCCTCTCAGAGTGGAAAATCGAGAACATCAAATTCACATTCAAAGAACTTCAGAATCCAGTTATCAATCTAAATCAGTACGAAGACTTGGTTCGAGACGGAAACTCCCTTTATCGGGTCATGAGAAGTTTTACCCCTGTTCCTGGTGAAAGTCCGAGAGAAGCCGAGATTCGTGGTGATCTGCTCAAGATCGTCCAAAAATATTCTGGCTCAGATGTTATTCACGAAGTCAAGGCTAATTCGGTTCTGAGTCTTGGGAGGTGTGAGATCTCATTTAATCCACAAGATACTTACGTCTTTGAGAAAGCACGTTTTG